TATCACTTCATATTGGAAAATTTCTTGCAAATAATCATCGGGTAATGTTGCTAAACTATAATGCTGATTAACATTGAATTTATTGACATTTGTAAAAATAGAATTTAAAGTATCATAGAAAGTATAGTAATTTCCGCTAATATCAACAATTGAAGCACCAATTAAGAAATTAAAAAGGCGATTATTAGTAGTAACTGCTTCTACATTATTATTTAAAACAGATTGTGCTAAAAATATCTCTCCGCCGCTTGCAGGCAATAAATTTATTGCACCAAAAATTTTATTACTTGAAATATTAAGATTATTAGCAAACATATTTATCCATAGATAATTGAACGGCACTAAAAAAAACTTCTTTAATTTCCTTCTATCAATTGTTGAATTATTTATTAAATAATAATCAACCGCATATTCATCTTTGTTGTAAGTGTGATAAACAAGCCAACAATCGTGAGAATAAAGGTTAGGATAAATGCTATAAGTAGTCGGCGTAGTATAATACGCTTCGCCTACTTTAATAGTAACCTTACCGCCCAAAGCACCTGTAATTGCTTGCATAGTATTTGAATAGCCGATATACTGCGGCAATTGATACACCGCTAAATCCCTTAATACTTGCGATATGTTGAACCTACACTGATTAGTGCCTGCAATTGTCGGAACAAAAAACCTTAAAAAACTTTGTCCCCAAAAAGTAACGCCACTCACATATACATCAATAACGAATTTAAATCCGCTATTTCCCGCATTAGTGCTTTGATAAACATTGATATTGTCGCTATTATGTCCAACTACTTGATGTATTTGAACGCCTGAAACTGCCATATTTTATGCTATTTTTACGATTATTTCTTTCTTTGTATGTTCTGCTAACACATCTACAATCTTTTCTATTAAATCACTTTGCATTGCGTCATCAATGAAATGATAGCCAGGTATTCCCTTCTTTTGTATTGATTTCGCAATTCTCCACGCAAGTGATTTATTCGCTTCAATCATCGCTTTTTTTAATTGCTTCTTTGTCTTTGCTCCTGTTTTTCTTCTTATATCGCCTCTATCAATTAAACCTTTTCTTGCTATCCATCCTGTCTTGCCCGAAAATACTGATGTTGGCGGCATTTTACTTTTAAATGAGTAAGGCGAATTTCTTGCACTATCGTAACTACTTTCATTTCCACGAACCCCTTCATTAATGAACCTTCCATAGTAATCCATCGTGATTAAAACATAGTTTGATCCAACATCAACTATTATTGATTTCTCTAATTCGCTTGTGGGCGGCACTACAACACCTCCTCGTGCTTCTCTTTGTCTGTTAAGCATTGCAGCAATCAAATTCTTTTTCATCAATCCAATCAGTTGATTTGCGTATATTTCTAATACTTCTTTATAGTTGATTTTCCCTTCCATTGCTCTTTGTATTTTAAGTAAGATAAATGATTAAGCACCGAAATTGCAGGTAAATCAAGCACTGCGTCGTGTTTAGTGATATCTTCATTTGCTAATTGATGAATAATATCATACCAAACTATTTCAACATCAATAGCAATTCTTTCATTCTCTTTTTCTCCTCCTTCCTTAAATAGTGCTGTATAATTGTCTCTAATTTCTTTTTGAATTTTGAAAAAAAAAGCATAATGCCATAGCCGTCTTTGAACGGCATATTGTTGCAATTAATGTTTGGTATGTATTGATTAGTTTCAATATCAATTAAAAAGCAAGACACTACTTTGTCAATGTATTCAGTAGTATCATCAATATCTTTTACTTTGCTTAATATCAGTTGCAAATCCACGAACTGCCCGAATTTCAAGTCCTTGATGAATTGAACAACCTTGTATTTCTTGCCGTCAATCGTGGTAAATACAGGCATCACAAATTCAGGTATCGGCTCTTTCAAAAAAGCAATATCATACTTCTTTATCTCATCAACACTCATTGACATCAAAGTGTCGTAAGGCATTGCATAAATTATTTCAATCATCTTGCAAAGTGCCTCTAACTCTGTATATTCAGTGTTTTTAGCAACAGCAATGATGTCCTTGTATTGCTTGATTGTTAAGTGTTCCCAAGATTTTTTTATCATAAGTATTTTATTTTATGTTTGATAACTTTTATTTCGCTTTTCAGTCCTAATGTTTCGCTGTGCGTAGTAATTGCATAACGCATTGCATCCATAAGGTGGTCGTTGTATTTCACAGGTCTATCAATAACATTGCCGAACTTGTCAACTGCGAACTTATACATTGATATTTCTTTAAGTAAATTAGATGAAGCACTATCAATATAGATATTGTATGAATTCACTTGCTGAATGCCGTAGAGCACATCTTTGTTTGAAGCATAAACATTGAAACCCGCATCGTAAAGTGCTTGAATTCTGTCAGCACTCGCAGTATCGCAGTAGATGTATGAATATCTATCAATGTTCATTTCTTTTAATTTATTTATTAGTGCTTCATTTGTCAAGTTTGTCTTATACAGCAATTCTCTTACATATAGATTGTCGCCAACTATCTTGCATTCAACAAGTGCGGTGGGATTAGAAAAGCCAAAGTCAAGTCCGTAAAAACTTTCTCCTTCAATATCTTGCCAATCGCCATTGTATATCTTATACTTCGGATAAATCAACTCTTTGCTTGAATTTCCCCATTCTCCCAATGCATATACATTATAGTAATCCTCGTCCATCTCCTTCAATTGCCGCATTGTCTCTTTATATCCTTCATCTACATATTTATTGTCAAGATAAGTCGTCTTTATCACCACCTTGTCAGCCGTGCGTTGCAAGTGTTTGTATAACCAATGTTGCTGCGATACAGGATTGAAGGTTAGTATCATATAATTATGTGCCTTTGGTGTCCGCAATCGCAATTTTAATTGCATATAATCTTTTTCCGTGAATTCCGTTGCCTCCTCCATCCAAATGCAGTTCGGCTCTTGCACTGATTTTAATTTCTCCACCTTATCAACTCCCGCTGCTATCAACTGATTGCCAGTGATAGTGCATTCAATTGTCATATCGTTTTCCTTTATCTTGAACAAATCGTTTAGTTTGAAAGTGTTGATTATATCCTTGAATAAAAGAAACTGCGAACCCCTTATAGTCCTTTGAACCTTGCGTAAATAAAGGCAGCGAAAGTAGGGCTGTTGAAGTGCTTGCAATATCAAGTGAGTAGCAACTGCATAAGATTTGCCGCTACCTGCACCACCGTATAATATCCACTCGCTACTTTTCTCATTGTCAAAGTGCAGTGGCAAAGCCCATTTATTAAATATGTTTTCATCAATAATTATTTTCATTTCATTTTCGCAATAGTGGTGAGAATAATTAAAGTAATAACCACTGTAGCAAGTATGATGTATAGTATTGAGTAGTTATTTTTCTTTTCTATTTGCTGTTTTTCTGCAATATACCTGTCTCTATAAACTATTCTGTATATCGTGTCTCGCTTTATATCAACTGCTGTATAAATCGTGTCGTAATGCTTAAAAATTTTGATTATAGCATTGTTTTTATTGATAGTAATAGTATCTATCACCTTGCCAATTAAAAGTGTGTCAAACTTAAATCCTTGCGTATAAATAGTATCTATTATAGTGTCTCTAATCCTTGTCAAATAACTATCGCCATACTTTGATATTGTGTATTCAAGCACGAATTTCGGCGAACGCTTCATAACTGCTTTATCAATGTGTCTTTCAGCACTGCAAGAAAAAAGAAACATCGCAATAAATAGCATTAGTATCTTAATATGCTTCAAAGGGTCAAGTAGCCGCAATGTTGCTCTTTCCCTCAATGTTAGATGTAAGTGTGCTCCTGTTGAATTGCCCGTATTTCCTGTATATGCAAACACTTCGCCTTTCTTTACTATTGCGTTGATATGCACTGGAACCCTTGACAAATGGGCTAATCCGTAGATATACTTATCATCGGCTACTTTCATCTGCAATCCTCCAATATGGTCGTGCCAAACATTTAGCACCACTAAATCATCGTGTGCCGTGATTGGCGTGCCAACAGGGGTTTCAACATCTACCCCATTATGAAACTCTTTTCTCAATGATATAGGATGTATCCTTTCGCCAAATGGCGAAGTAATGCGATATGTTTTAATCAATTCATTTATAGTCATAATCTTTTTATTTCAATCTTTGTTTGCTCATCTGCAATTGCAATTATTTTTTGTTCAGATAGTTTGCAACCGCAGTTATGATAGAGTGTTTTTAAATGTTTAAATTTTATGATTGTTGAACTGCCGTTAATTATTGAAATAGTATATCTTCCATCACTTCCATCAATGAATTGCATAATTACATCAAATACGCCGTCATTTATTATTGCTGTGTCTTCTCTGAATTCAGTAATGTTTTCATTGATTATTTGAATTGTCGTTACCGCTTGCATTCTTAATATCCTTTATGTTGTCGTATATTTCTTTAATATCATTTTTGTATTTGAATTGTCTTTTTATCTTATCAATTATTGATTGTAAAATATCTGTTTGATAAATTATCTCTAAATTCTCTTTTATTGATATTGCTTCAACGATTGCCCCTAAAAAAACAAGCGGTTTCACTACATCAACGCCTGCGTAGTGCTTGATAAATATACCTAAAATAGCAACTACTAAAAACATAATCAATTTAAATGAAATGCCAAACGCTAATCGCATTGATGTTATCTTTATCTTTCTCTTAATTGAAGCAATAATGCCTAATGACGTGTCAATCATCATTAAGATAAAGAAAGTAACTACTATATCTTTTTCTTTCAATAGTAATGACACTAACCACGAATATAAGAACATTATTGAAATGCCAATAAATTCAAGCAAATTAGCAAGTATGTGTTTTATCTTTTCTTGCATAATTTAATTCTTTAAGTATTCATTGATATACTCAATAGTCGCTGAATTGCTTGCTAAATCAAGCAAAACAGCCCAGTTATTATTTAAAACATATTCATTAAAAAAAACATAATTACGAATTAAAATATTAAACATATCCTCATCATTCATCTTGCAATAAGTGATGAATCTTTGATAGCAATTATTTCTCTCCTCCTGCGAGCGCTTAAAGTATTCAGTTAGTATATCTACATCATTTGAATAATTGCCAACCTTAAATATATTCGCAATTTCTCCATCTACTTGCTTCCCGCATTCTTTCAACAATCGGCGACATTGTATAAATGATATTTCTCCACGCAAATACATATCGTATATCCATTTCGGCTCGCAATCTTTTATATCAATGGGTTCTCCTCTCACTATCCCTTCGTAAGTGCCGTATTCTGCGTAAATTGACACGAAATATTTATACTTAAATAATTGCATAATCTTTTATTTTAAATGGTTGGCAATATTCTTTGTCCTAAAATAAAAAATACATAAGTAATACCTTGAATATTTGGGAATACTAAATTATTAGGAATTGATGTCTGACCTGCTAAATATAAAGAAGAATGATTTAAATAATTATTGTCTTGAACATATCCTATTTGGCTAAATTGATTTGCACAACTGAGTTGAAAAGAACTACTTGCTGGTATGACATGCCTAACTACAAAAAAATACATACCACTTGGCAAGATTACTGACGCTTGCAGAGGAAAAAAGTTTATTCCAACAACAATTGGTGATAAATTAGTTTTTACGATTAAAGTATTTTGTCTAATAGAAAAGTTTGGTTGATAAATCGCTAATTCTACATTAACTTGACCGCCAGTTGCATTATGTGCTGAAACATTTATTCCTAGTTGTTCAATGACCATTGGTTCTGGTAAAAAGCCAAACGAACCTCTAAGTTCATTGCTAGCAGATAGAGATTGTCCAGCATAAGATGCAGCAAAAACAGAATGAATAATGTCTTTACCAGTAATAGTGTTTTTACCGAAAATACCATTATATCCGCTGATTGATACATCGCCGTAGTTTCTGTTTATCCACCATTTTAAGTTTTTCAGTGTAGTTACGCCGTCACCTACTTT